ATACATTGATGCAGGCGGAGACGAAGAGGGTATTGAAGCCGTACTGGAATACAATCTGAAACGAGCCACACTGAATAGCAGAGGGTTTGATAATAAAGAAACATATCGGAACATATTAGAGAATGACGGAGAAGAAGGACTCGATACCCTTGCAACTATTAAAGAAGCAGGCGGCAACAAGAAGACCTACGATATGTATTCACAGTACAATTCAAAGGCAGGCTCAAAAACCGTACCATCGCTTGATGCTTCATCGTTTATGAGTCAGGTTAGTAAGATAGAGAAGTACAACAAGGACGGAAAGACCAACGGACAAGTATCACAACAGGAGCTTGCAGACTACCTGAACGCCAATAATTACAGTATAAGCGATGCAACCGACTATATTCAGGCTTTCTTTGGCGATAATTACATTGCAGACAAAACAAAGAAGGGCAGGATATATCTCAAAAAGGTAGAGTAATATGAACCATCCCTTCGAGAACAAAACAAACAGTGAGATAATTGATCTCATAAACGAATACATACACTCCGAGAGAGACAGATATATTATGAAGCGACGGCTTGTAGATGGGATATGCTACGAGCCGTTAGCGGAAGAGTGCGATATATCTACTGTTCAAGCAAAGCGGATTGTGTGTAAGAATGTGGACAACTTAAAAACCAAATGTTTATAAGTGTAAAACTAGACCTACTCTTAACCGGGTAGGTCTTTTTTTATTGCCCAAAATGATACATAAATGATACCATCCTGGTATTTTTATCCAATCTCTAACCGCCTATGATTATGTTATGGACTTTGAAGATGTTATAGAAAAAGTATGTAGCGATAAGAGGACAAGGAATGTGCCTATCCTGTATATCGCCCAAATAATAACCGTCATAGTTGATTTATTCAGATTGGAGGCTAAATGAACAACTACCCTTACTTACAGAACCTAATGTTGCAACCACAGGAAGTAGTTAAGGTAAACGGCAAGAACGGTGTTGACGCATATCAGATACCGCCTAATAGCAGTGCCTTACTACTGGACACAACCGCATCTATGGTGTGGCTAGTACAGACAGATGGGGCAGGGTATAAGACCAGTACGCCCTACGATATTACACCGCATATCCCCGAAGAGGAAGTGCAGTATAAGACACTAGAGGAACGAATAGCAAAGTTAGAGGAGATAATGAGCAATGCCAAACCCAATGTTAAGTCTACTACAAGGAAGTCAGAGTCAGAATAATATTATGATGCAGGCTATCGGTGCTATGATGCGTGGCGAAAGTCCACAGAACTTTATGCAGAGCCTTGCAAAGAACAATCCTGCCTTACAGGGGTTAGACCTTAATAACCTTAATGGTACGGCAGAACAGTTATGCAGACAAAACAACATAGATATAAATGATGCAAAGTCACGGATAAATCAGTATGTCAATAATATCAAGTAGATCATTCTTGCAAGATGACAATAAATATTATAAGGAGGAAAACACAATGACAGAAAACGGTTCTTTTTTCGGTTCTGACTGGCTTGGAGCGTTCCTGATAATCGCCGTTCTCTTTGGCGGTTTTGGTGGCTTCGGTTTTGGTGGCAACGGTGCGGCAGCAGTTGATATAAATGGCGCACTGGCTACACAGAGTATTCAGCAGTCATTAGGAGCAATCCAGTTAAGTTCACAGAACAACAATTATGAGACGGCAAGACTTATCGACAATCAGACAATGTATCTGATGAATCAGCAGAATAGTAACCTTATCAACGCCATACAGGGCTATAACTCTACAAATCAGGCTTTGGCATCAGGTTTCAACTCTGTTAATCAGAACATCGCTAATCTCGGCTATAAGATGGAGGAGTGCTGTTGTGGTATTAAAACGATGCTTCTTGAAAACAGGCTTCAGGACACACAACTTGCGCTTCAGGATGCACAGAACAAGGCGGTTACAAGCGATCAGACCGCTTACTTGCTTAATGTCATGGGTAAGTGGGTTGCTAACGCTCCTGCTACCACGGCATAGTGAGGTACTAATATGAAAGAGATCAAGAAAATATCTGAACAGATTGATGCAGAACTTGAAGATGCAGAGAAGTACCTTAAATGTGCTTATAAGCATAAAGAAGATAATGCAATACTGGCAGATATGTATTATAATCTTTCCGTGGCAGAAATGGATCATGTGACTATTCTACACGAAGCAAGTGTAAAGTTAATCAATGACTACTCCGCAAAGGGTTCTATCCCGGAAGGTATGCAGGCGGTCTATGATTACTTACATGATCGTCACATCAAATGGGCGAGAAAGATTAAGGCTAGGCAGGATGAGTTTAGAAAATAATTTGTACCAAGATTTGTACCAAAAAACCCGACAGACCGCATAAACACTAGTGGTTTAGGGGATGGGTACACGGGTTCAAGTCCCGCCGCCGGCAGTATAGAAAACCCCCGAATTATCAAGGTTCGGGGGCTTTTTTATGCCTGTTTTATGCGGTTTCTGTAATAGCGTATTTATGCGGTTATTAGTGTGCCTAATAAAAAATTTGTACCAAAAATTGTACCAAGATTATACCAATGTACCAAACATAGATTTGGCTATTCTCTGTTGTTCTTCGGCATCATTCATAGAATGTCTATACACTTTTTTCATACAGGAATCGGTGCGCCATCCGCCTGCTTTTTGGATAGCCGCATCGCTCATACCGATAGAATGGGCGTAACTACAATAGAAATGCCGTAAGTCGTGGAATCTGCATCTTGGCATACCGATTTCATCCTGATAACGGTGCATTGTCCTGATAAGAGCATCCGCACCACGGTTATACACATATCCCCGTTTCCTTATAATGTCTATTATTTCAGATGGTACAAAAATAAACCGTGTAGAATCGGTGGTTTTTGTGCCTTTAACAACGAATTTGCCGTGTTCGTTAGCAACTCTAGCCTTGTTTATTAAAACCCCGTTATCGCTAAAATCAGAGGGTTCTAGGGCAAATATCTCTGAACGCCTTAACCCAAGGCAGCCAAGTACAACACAAGGGTAAAGGTCATCTTCTTTCATTGCATCCAATAAGCGGATAATATCATCATGTTTTGGGATCACGGTTTCTTTTAATTCCCGTTGAGGAAGAGTAGTATTGAAGTTCAGATTAGGGCGATACATCTTGATAGTCGCTACCATAAGGGCGTGGAGATTACGGACAGATTTAGGGGAGTGCTTAACCGAATACTCATTGACCGCTTTTTGTAATTCCACTTGTGTTATATCGTACACATTCATATCCAAGAACCATTCAGGCGCATTGCGTTGGATGGTGCGATACCCTCTGATTGTACCGGGAGACAGGACATTGCTTTTTGCATCTATATATTCATCTATGCAGGAGCGTACTGAACCCTTCTTGCCAGTATCAACATCCTGTATGGCTTCACTCATAAGGATAATAGCCTCTTTTTCCGTGGGCTTATGGTCTACTGTTACCATATAGAGTTTGCCCTTATACATTTTCCTTATTCTGTAATTATTCCCACGCTTCTCAATCGTCATTCTTGCACCCCTGTTTGTAAGGACAATTCAACAAATGTTCCGTCAGAGCCATATTATTATTCATCAGTTGCGTTATGCGTTCATCCTTTAGGTTTACTTGTTCCTTTAGGAAATCAAGTCTTTCCTGAAAACGCTCCCGTTCCTTTTCAATTTTTTCGTGATGCTTAACCTTTTCGTGATCGAGTTCGGCTTCCAGTTCTTTTATTTTCTCCGCTTTATATCGGAGCATAATCTTTAGAGCCTGCGTATCAAGGTCGTCATCCTCTTCTATAACATCAATATCCAATATCGCATTAGCAATAGGTTTAAGCGTTCCTTCATATCTGAACGATCCGTTTTCCGAACCGTCTGCGAACACTCTCGATAATGATGCTATGGAAACATGTTCTCCGTTCTTTTCAGTTATGGCTTCTATCTCGCCTAAAGACAGGTTCTTTTCTTCCTTTACGGCTTTCAGTTTAAGTATTAGGTCTTTGCATTTTGTCATTTTTGTAATTCTCCCTTACAGAAGTGGTACTTTGGTTTCAGAACTGTAACTATTATTTTAGCCGATCCTTTGCTACACTTAAAGTACAGAAAGGAGGCAGCCTATGGAATGTAAAGATAAAGTATTAGAAATAATCAATCTATTCTTAATGGCAACCGAGGATGAACAGGAACAAGTCAAAGAGATCATGTCCGTATTTTTCGAGAAGGACAACAAGGAGTAGCAGATGGACTTAATTGAGTTTATTGACCTGTATATTAAAGCAATGGAAGAGGCTAGGGAGTCTGTTGAGCAGATTTTAGAATCGTGTCAACCGCAGCCTGAATCTCTGGACTAGCATTTTCGTATAACTTATACAGTTCCCTAGCTTTATTCTCTACCTCGATCAAGTAATTTTCATTTCTGTCTTTGTTTGTAACGATAAAATCTCCGGGCGTATTTCTCGGATATTCCATAGGAACATCAAGCCCCATAAGCCAAGTGGGGTTTACATTTAAAGCGTTTGCTATAAGATATAATCTATCCTGCTTGGGTTTCGCATATCCACTTCTATATTGAGAGATAGCAGCTTCACTTATCCCAGTCTTTTCTTTTAATTCCACAGGACGCATATTCCTTAATGATAACGCCTTATTAAATCTGACTTTGAAATCTTCTACTATGATTATCATAATGCGCCTCCTTCCATCTCTAATATACATAATATCGGTTGAGTTTTCAATAGTTTAAAGTACGACTTTAAAAAAATAAAATTTCCTATTGACACAGAAAGTTTAAAATGTTAAAGTTAATACATCGCAAGGAACATACAACACAACATATTGTAGGAAGGAGGTGTCAAAGTGAAGTTTTCATACAATAAGTTGCGTGGTCGCATAGTTGAGATATGTGGAACGCAGTCAGAGTTTGCCAAGCGTGTCGGTCAGTCAGAACAGATTATATGTGCCAAGTTATCGGGCAATTCCGCATTTACGCAGGATAATATAATAGCGTGGAGCAATGTTCTTGACATCGATCAGGGCGATATTGGCAGCTATTTTTTTACCCAAAAACTTTAAAAAGTTTAAGAAAGGGAAGAGCGAATGAATGGAATAAATGATGCACTAAAGGTTGCCGGAGACGATTCGATAAAAGTCCTTTTCGATTTTGTAGCAATGCGAGTAGAAATGGCAGATCCGAATGAGAACATCCTCGAATGGGTAGAGGCTTTAAGAACGGCATCAGATGTGGGGTTGGCTATTTATTCGTATGCGAAATGCAAGGAGAGGTTATGCCAAGAGTAAAAGAATTAAAGCCTGACTATATGGCAAAGGACATAGGCAGCAACATTGTTGGTCTGATGTTCCGCAAGAAAATTAGTCAGACGGAGCTGGCAAGAGAGTTAGGGATCACACAGGGCGGACTACATTACAAGTTATTCAACAACAGTTTCACTTACAAGGACTTGCTAATAATCTTCCGCCAGTTGGAACTAACGGATGAAGAGATCGTGAGGTTGATGAAAGCATGAGAGAGGTTAGGTTGAACGCAAAGGAACATAGCCGGTTCTTAAAAGCTATGGAGAGAAGGATGAATGACGCAGACTTATCTATTGATGACCTGGCAGATGCAATCGGTGTGAAGAGACAGAGCATATACAACTTCCGCACTGATACAAGCCGAAACCCTAGCAAGTTCCTCGCAGGAAAGATAGCTACTTATTTAGAGATAAGACCGAGTGAATGGAGATGAATATGAAAAACATAGGTTTCGCAATAGCACTCATAGGAGTTGCAGGACTGGCAGAAGGGCAGCTGATAGCCCTGTTGTATATCGCAATCGGAGCATTGCTAATGAGGAAGAAGAATGAAAAGAGTAATAAGCATAGCGATACTGATTCTCGCCCTTACTTCCTGCATTAAGGTCAATGCAGAGACACAACCCGAACTTATACCAATGCACGCCACCGCCTATTGTTTACAAGGCACTACTGCAAGCGGAGAGCCGGTAAGGAAGGGAATATGTGCAAGCGGTCGGAAGGAGTTGTTTGGAAAAACCGTAATACTGTATCAACGATTACCTGATGGGAGCGTTGGCAGGGGGTTAGGGATATACGAGGTTAAGGACACGGGATGTAAACCCGGAGTTATAGATGTATGGATGCCTGACCTAGAATGGTGCGACAACTTTATGCGGATTGTGTATCAGGATGGTTGTAAAGGAAAAATCTATTGCGAGGTAATTGAAGAAAGCGAGGGATGATATGGCAAGCAATTATTACGCATACCTGTACGGATCGTTCAGACCTGACCACATTAAGGAGAAGAACGATACCAAGTACACAAGCAAGGAAGTCAAGGAAGTTAAAGAAAAATGGAACAAGGCGGTCGAGTTGCTTAAAGCAAGCGGAGTTGATCTTAACCGTGTTCCGATAGTGGCAGGAGATAAGTGATGTTATTCAACGAATGTGAAGGAGCAAACATGAAAAAGCGGTTTTATGCCATAGCCAGTAAAGCAGAGTGGACAGACCGTTACGCCAAGGCAAGGTTCGTGGCAGAGCCTTACCACTTGACGGAACTAAAAATGAGGAAGGAGGTAATGCAGGATGGAAGGAACAAACAAGCCGAGTGAGCAGATTATGAACATGGCAGAGTACGAAGCGTTTGTCGCTTTAGTAAATGCGTTCACTGACGAGCAGAAGCAGATTTCTTTGAGATTGTTGCCGGACAACATGATATGGGAAGAAATCTCAAACAGATATTACGAGAACAAGAACAAACTCGACAATATCTTAAACGCAGCGAGAGCATAGCCACCACAAGGCTACGCCCTCAAAGAAAACAATATTTGATTGAGTGAATTATATCACTGGATAAGGAGAAAAGCAAATGACAGATAAGCAGAAATTAAATGTAAGAGACTTTATGGACAGACTTATGTACCTTGCGTCACAGATAGTAGCGTGCCGTTCATTCTCGCCTGTTGACCTTTGTGGGAATGGGATTGTCAATGTCAATGTGTATAACCATGAGGACTATAAGGAGATACTTGACCTTTATAAGATACCCGATTCTGCGGTTGAGATCAGAAGGTCAGAAGATGCCACCGTCTATAATACAACATTCAGGAACTTGGAGATTTCCAATGTTGCATTAAGAGATAATGAAGGCTATTTAGGGGTGGACAAATGAGTGATCCGTGGGCGCAGGAACAGAGCAGGCAAGAAGATATGGAGCATTGGGCGGAGAAGCATCTTCCCCAATGCGAGGATTGTGAGTGTATCATATACGACTTCGGGTACAAGGTAATGGGTAGATGGTATTGCGAAGAGTGTATGCGAAAAGAACATTTTAGAGAGGTAGAAACGAATGGCGAATGAGATACAGGTTAAGTTTTCAGAGCAGTTGACAGACAAGTTGACCGAGGTAGCGGAAGCGTTACCCAAGGACTTTAACAAGACAAGGTTCGTTCAGAATTGCGTAGCATTGATGAACGACCACCCGGAACTGGCAAAGATAAACCGGGCGCAAGTAATAGCATCTATGCTCAAAGGTTCTTATATGGGACTGGACTATATGCAGGGTGAAGCGTACCTGATACCTTACGGCAATACGGTACAGTTTCAGACTTCCTATAAGGGAGAGGTTAAGTTCGTTAAGAGGTATTCCGTAAGACCGATCCTTGATATTTATTCCAAGGTAATCAGGAACGGAGACACATTCAAGGAGTCAATAGTAGACGGTAGACCTACATTCACTTTTGAACCAGTACCGTTTAGCAACGAACCAATAGTAGGCGTGTTTGCGGTAGTGCTTTACAAAGATGGCGGTATGGAATACGAGACTATGACTACCGAGGATGTGAACAACACCCGTAATACCTACTCAAAGGCTAGTAACAGTAAGGCTTGGAAGAACAGTTGGTCGGAAATGGCAAGGAAATCTGTACTCCGTAGGTTGTGTAAGCATATCGAGTGTGACTTTGAAACCGTTGAGGCTATGAAAGCATACGAAGAGGGCGGAGACCTTGACAAGGATGTTATCAACCGTCCTGCCACCGGCGAGGTTAGCAACCCGTTTGAGCAGATGCCAGAGATTCAGGCAGAAGCCACCGTGATCGAACCCGAAATTACAGAGGAAGTTGTAAAAGAGGTTGAACTTCCAGATTTTTTACAAGGAGAGGAGTAAAAAATGGAACTTACAAACGAGAACTACTACTCGCAGGAAGCAGATAAGGAGTATATGAGTGTTCATCAGTACCTTAACTTTGCAGGACACATGGGAATAAGAGGATGTGAAGCAAAGGCTATGGCAAAGCTGAACGGAGAATACACGGAAGAACCTAACGAGGCTATGCTTATCGGATCATTCGTTGATAGCCACTTTGAGGGTACACTTGACCAGTTCAAGAAGGAACATCCTGAATGTTTCACACAGAAGGGAGAGTTGAAGGCAGGCTTTAAGAGAGCGCAGAGGATGATAGAACGCTGCGAGCAGGATGATTTCTTTATGCAGTTTATGTCAGGCGAAAAGCAGAGGATATTCACGGGACAGTTATTCGGTTGTGAATGGAAATGCAAGTTAGATAGTTACATTCCGGGCAAGTGCATTGTTGACCTAAAGACAACGGCTAACATCCATCAGAGTTGGAGAGTAGCGGACTACGGTAATGTATCATTCGTTGACTACTGGGGATATATCTTACAGTTAGCGGTCTATCAGAAGATAGTTGAGATAAACACAGGAGAGAAGTTGCCTTGCTTTATTGCAGCCGTAACAAAGGAAGACGAACCCGAAATCGCAATTATCGGCATAGACCAACAGAGTTTAGATCACGCATTGAATGAAGTTGAAATGAATATGCCTAGTGTACTGGCGGTTAAGAACGGAGAGACAGAACCTATCAGATGCGAGCGTTGCAACTACTGTAAAAGCACCGTGAAACTGGACAAGGTTATCCACTACAACGATTTGATATTCGGAGAATAAGGATGATAACCGAGTATATGGACTACTGCCTGATATGTGGAAAACCTAAAGAAGATATACACCATTGTCTGATAGGTAGTGACCGCAGGCACGCAGACGAGGATGGATTGGTTATCCCTGTTTGTAGGAATTGTCACAGTTTTATCCACAACAATCCACAGGCAGTAGTTATGAGCAAGATAATAGGACAGTTGGCTTATGAGCGAGAACACACAAGAGAAGAGTTTAGAGCAAGATACCGCCACTCATACCTTTAGGATCACGGGTAATCACTGGAAAGAGAACTGTCTTCCTAGTCTGAATGATGTTTTAGCAGAGGCTACCCGTCATCCTATGGCATACCACCGTCTGAAAGAAAGTATGGAGAAGGTTGTTATATCGGCAATAAGGCGTGATTTAGGTGGCTACAAAGCCGAGAAACGAGTAAGGCTATACATTTTATGGGGAGAACGGAAGAAGGGCGTTAAGCGTGATTTTGACAACATTACTGGCGGTGGTAAGAAGATCATCAATGATGCCCTTGTAAAGAGTGGCGTGATAAAGGATGACAGTCCAAAGTATCTCCTGCCGAGCAAAGACCAGTTTGTTTATACGGATAAGCCATATATAGAAGTG